TTGCCTATGAAGTTAAAAGCCCGGTCAGTATTGATAAGGCGTTAGCCTATACAATTAAAACTACCCCTGACGAAATTACAAAGGATTTAAGTTACACAATTTTAACTATACCGGACGAGATAGAAAAAGTATTAGCATATACAGTCAAGGCACCGGTTAGTATTGAAAAAACCTTGACCTACAATATAATAACCGATACTGATATTAGTAAAGATTTAGTATACGAAGTAAAAGCGCAGGTAGATATTAGCAAGGGATTAATTTACACAGTCAAAGCGCCAGTAGCGGTAGAAAAGGGATTAGCATATTTAATAATGATACCAGCAACGATAGACAAGGCATTAACGTATTCGGTAATAACGCAAACGGCGATAGACAAGGGACTGGATTATTATATTTTAATAACAGCGGGGATAGAGAAGAGTTTGACATACGATATTTTAACAGAGATAGCCATAGGTAAAGACTTGGATTACAGAATTAAAACAATACTAGACATTGAGAAAAATTTAGAGTATGCGATCGTGATACCAGAAGATATCAACAAGGGATTACAGTATACAATTATTGCTACGCCAGAAGAGATAACCAGAGGATTAGCATATACGATTTTAACTACCCCTGCGGATATAATCAAGGCGCTAGATTATGTTATATCAACAGAGAGAGCGATAGAGAAAAATTTAACATACGCAATTAAAACGATAATCGGAATTGAAAAAGCATTGGACTATACCGTAATAACAGATACAAGCATACCAAAAGTTTTAGCATACGAAATTATAACCCAGTTAGCAATTACCAAAGGCTTGATTTATGCCGTTCAAACTGAGACAGCTATTAGCAAGGGATTAATTTATACGATTTTGACTGAGGGAGCATTGACCAAGGGATTACATTATGAAATTAAAAGTCCAGTAGCGATTACCAAGAGCGCTGAATATACAATAATAACTACATTAGCAAAAACAAAAGCATTGGATTATGAAATAGTAGCGTCGCTAGCGATAACAAAAGCGTTAGCATATGTAGTATCATCGCAAATAGATTTAACAATAGGGATAGAATACGTTTTGCAAGTATACCCGTACAGTCAAAAAACCGGCATTTATTCAAGCAAGGATAGCCCCTACACTGGCTTCCCAAGAAATTAATAAATATGTTATAATAACAATATGAAAGGATACACAACAAAAACAGCGTTAGAAAATTATACTCTTCAAACGATTGACGCTTCCTTTGTCTCGCAGATAACAGCGTGGATAGAGAGCGTCGAGAAATTTATTGATTTACGGACTGGCCGTAATTTTATTGCTGACGCAGTAGCAAGCGAAAAGAAATATGACGGCGACGGATCGGTCGAGATTTTAGTAGACGATTTTATAGAATTGACAAAATTAGAGGTGGGCGAATTAGAGGCGACTAGGATAACAGTAGACTCAGACGATTATAGGATTTACCCGTCTAACGAATTGCCAAAAAGAAAAATCCATTTAAAGAATGGCTATTTTACAACAGGTGGACAGAACATCATTATAACCGCAAAATGGGGCTATGCTGAGGAATGCCCGGCAGACATAACATTAGCGGCGACAACCTTGTTAGCAGGCGTCACGGGCTATTCAGACGACAGCAAGGGCAAAGTAAAGAGCGAGAGCGTTGGCCAGTATTCAGTAAGCTACAAAACAGACCAAGGCTGGCAGGATTTCAAGCGAGCGATAATGATTTTAGATAGCTATAAGAAATTTCATTTTTAAATATGGGTATAAGTAATAATTATAATGACACGGTAGATGTAAAAAGAATGACGGCGGTAGAGGGTAGTAGTATAAAAAAAGAATATACAGAATGGATAACAAGTCTAGCATGTCATATACAACCCCTGGACCAGAGCATAACGGCAGACATTGAGGGAGGCTTCGGCAAGGATAGGTTAATGCTTTGCTCAATACAGGATATAGTCGAGGGCGATCGCGTAATACATGGGAGTAATGAGTACAGGATAGTAGGGGTAGAGAGTTTTAATGATTTACCGGGACGAGCAAACCACATGGAGATATTAATTAGAATTTTTAAGGCGTAGATTATGCCAACCACCATAGTAAAATTTAAGATTAAAAATATAGCAGAGATAAAACGTACGTTTAGAAAAGCCCCAGAGAAAATGACAAGAGAGTTAAACAAAGCGATAGATAAAGTAATTACTAAAATCGAGGGGACGGCAAAGAGAGAGGCACCAGTAAATAAACAAGGCGGTGGAGGTAATTTACGGCAAAGTATTAGTTCGAAAATGTCAGGGGTAGCCAGAGGAATAGTATCAGTAGACGCCGATTATGCAGGATATGTACATGAGGGGACTAGGCCACATATAATACGCATACGAAATAAAAAAGTTTTAGCAAACAAACGAACGAATAATGTTTTTGGCAAAGTAGTACACCACCCGGGGACAAAGGCAAATCCATTTTTACAGAGAGCCATAGACAAAAGTAGTTCGTTTATAGATAAACAATTTGAGGGCGCGGTAGCAAACGCGTTAAAATAAAAATATGCCAACAGATTTTAAAACAATTAGGGCGTCGATAGTAGCAAAAATAAACGGGATAGACGACGTAGGTATTTGCTACGGCTATGACAAAAGCACTTTTGAAAAATACCCGGCGGTAGTAGTAGTACCAAGCGACAACGAGGCGGACTATGGCTCGAGTACAAACGACAAAGTAGTGTTTGTTTTTAAGGCTAGAATTTATTATTTATTTAAAGGAGAGACAGCGGGAGCGGACGCAGAAACAGCGTTGGAGACAATAGTAGACGAATTGTTATCAACGTTTAGAGAGAGGAATGTTTTAGGCGACGCGTGCGACTGGGTAGAGCCAACGCCTAGTATTTGGGAGTATGAGGTAAGGGGCGAGGCAGTATACAGGATAGCCGAGGTAGGTTTAAAATGTGTCAAGTACGTGTCAATTACATAGAATTATGTTATAATTAATTTATAGATTAAATAATAATTTAAAAAAAATAAGAATAAATTTATGTCATTACTAAAAGGAGAGGATTTAAGCCTAGGGATAGGCGTAGAGGAAACTAGGGGGACATTAGTAGATCCTCAAAAATGGATACCGGCAAGAACGCCAACTGGTATTAATGTAGAAGTATTAAAGGCGCTGATTAAAGAGACCAAGGGTAGCGGTATATCAAGCCAAGGCTCAGAAGTAGTCCAGCGCAAAGCCGTAGGAGACCTAGAGTTTAATTTACGTTCAGAGGGGATCGGTTATATTTTAAAAAGTCTTATCGGTAAATGTACAACTGCGTCAGTTTACGGGACAGTAAATAGCCATACGTTTGAAATTCTAGCAAACAACCCACAATTTCCGGCAATGTCTTTGGGACTATCACAACCTGGGCAACAGGACTACGCATACAACGGAGCGCTGATTAAGTCGTTAGAATTGAGGACACCGGTAGACGATTTAGTAAACGCAACAATAGAATTTGAGGCAAGAGACGAGGCAGAACACGCAAGCTATGTACCAGCCTACGTAGCGACTGATTATATTTTCAGACCATTTGATGTAGAGATTAAACTAGCAACTAGCATAGCAGGGCTAGGAGCGGCGGAGGCAATTAATGTAAAAGAGTTGTCATTAAAGGTAGCAAACAATGCTAGGGCGCAACAAAATATCGGCTCGATTACGCCAACAGATATGATCGCAAATTTATTAGACATAGAGGGCAGTTTAGTATTAGATTACGAGGGCGACACATACCACGATTTATATAAGGACGGGACATATAGAGCAATGCAGATTACATTGAGTAGATCAGATGTAGACTTAGGCGGAGGATATAGTCCAAGCATTATAATTCAGTTAGCTAGGGTATCATTTGAAACATCAAGCCCGGACAGACCAATAGACGACATAGTTAGAGATAGCTTTGATTTCAAAGCGCATTATTCAGATACCGACGAGGAGGCAATAAACGTGGTGGTACAGAATACAGTAGACGATTACAACAACGCATAAAAATAATTAACAAACGGCGCGGTAAATAATATCGCGCGATAACAACACAAAAATATGGTAATTAAACTATCAAGCGGAGAGGCAAAAATTAAAGATGTTTACACTAGAAAAATTGCTAAAAAAGTAAACGAGATTTTATTTAAAAATTCAGCAATTAAGAACGACATAGAAGATAAAAAATTAAAGCAGTCTATTAGCGGAATGAAAATTTTGTCGACAGACGAAGCAAACGATTATGTGTTATGCGAAATGATCGAGGAGCTAACAATTAATGGTAAAATTATTCCAATATCAATAGAAGCATTAGACAATTTACCAGCCAAAGATTTTGATTTGATTAAAAGAGAAATTGACAAAGTAGCAGGGATAGCAGACGAAAAAAAAAATTAGAAAAAGATTTGTATAAGTTTATAGTAGGAGAGAATAAAAAGGATATGCCAGAGATTTATGTAGATTATTTATTATGCAAAAAGTTTGGTTGGACGCCGGAGCAAGTAGATAGAATTGATATAAAAACAATTAACTGGTTTTTATATATTATGGGAGTTGAGGCAATGGTTATAGCTAAAAATAATCAAAAGAATTTAAAATAATGGCAACCACAAAAAAATTAAAACTCATTATAGACGCAGAAGATAATGCGTCAAAATCAATAAGTCAAGTTAATAGTAAACTCGAACAGACAGGCAAAAATTTAAAAATAATCGGCATTGCGGCCGGTGCTTTTGCTATTGCTATTGGAAAAAAAGCAGTTGAGGCGTCAGCTAGTTTTGAAAAATCAATGTCAAACGTAGCAACGTTGTTAAATACTGACACAGAAAATGTAGAAGAAATGAGCAAGGCCGTTTTAGACATGTCAAAAAGAACACCAGTAGCACTAGACGAGCTAACGTCAGCATTGTATGACGTCAGAAGTGCAGGAATAGACGCAGTAAGCGCAATGTCAGTTTTAGAGAATAGCGCAATTTTAGCGACAGCCGGGTTAGGTACAACAAAAGAGGCGACGAATATATTAACATCAGCAATAAATGCATTTGGATTAGAGGCGTCTGATAGTGGTCAAGTAGCAGATGTATTTTTTAAAGCAGTTAAAAGTGGTAAAACAACAGTATCAGAACTTGCGCAAGGTTTTGGTCAAGTAGCACCATTAGCAAACGCGCTAGGAATGAGTTTTGAAGAGTTATTAGGAATTACATCAGCCATGACAACAAGCGGTATGAAAGCGTCAATAGCATACACGCAAGTTAGGGCAGTATTATCAAACTTAGCAAAACCAACAGAAGAAATGACAAATTTAATGGACGAGTTAAACATATCTAATATGCAAGCAGAAATACAGGACAAAGGGCTACAAGAGACAATAATGAAATTAACGGAGGCGACCGGTGGCAATAACGAAGTTTTAGCAAAAGCATTCGGTAGTGTAGAGGCATTAAATGCAGTCATGATGTTAAACAACGAGACAGGCGAAACCAGTTTGAAAATTGTAGAGAACATGACAACAGGAGAAAATCAATTAACAGAGGCTTATAAAAAACAAAACGAGACAGCCTCCGCGCAATATCAATTATTAAAAAATAAGTTAAATATAGAGTTAATTAATTTAGGTAATATGATAATACCAAAATTAATTACAGGTTTAGAAAATACAGTTTTAATTTTAGGGGAATGGAAACTTTGGTTTGATAAAATAGCAGATGTGTTAGGGACTGTAATTTTCAAGATAGATGAGTTTTTGACAAAAGTAGAAAAAGCAAAGCGTGCGGCTATGGGAGTTTTTACATTAGGAGTTAGCAATGTAGGTTTTGCAATAGGTGATAAAATTAGGGGCAGAGCAAGTGGTGGCCCGGTAAGCGGTGGCACCCCGTATGTAGTAGGAGAGAATGGACCAGAGTTATTTATGCCAAGGTCAAGCGGAAAAATAATACCAAATGGAGCGGGCGGGCTAGGAAATATAACAATAAATATAACAGGCAATGAATTTGTAGGCGAGGAGGGTATAGCAGATAGGCTCGGCAATGAAATAATGCGCGCGATCAAGGACACAATAAAATTATAAAACAATGATAACGATTAAAATAGACACAGTTGATAAGTCGAGCATAATAGAATTTGGCTCGATTAAAAAAACAGATGTATTAAATCAAAAAACAGATACGTTATCATTTGATATTATTTATCATAGCGCGCAAACGTTTAGACCAGGGACAAACAGCGACGTGGAGATGTACGACGGAGCAACAAAGATATTCGGAGGAGTAATACATAATGTAGTTAAGCAGAGAGTATCAAGCAACCGGGTAAAATACAAAGTTAGATGTAAAGATTATAGCTATGATTTAGATAGACAATTAGTAAACGAGGGCTATGAGGCGGAGACAGTAGCCGATATTATAGACGATATTTTGACAAATTTTTCAGACGGCAGTTTTACTACGACTAACGTTATTTGCATTTTAGAAATAACAAAAGTAGCGTTCGATAGGATAACAATAACAGAGGCAATACAAAAGCTCGCCGATCTGACCGGTTATAGTTGGTATATAGATTATGATAAGGATATACATTTTTTTTCAAAAAATACAGAGTTAGCACCGTTTAACATTAGTGACGGAGACGGTAATTATGTAACTAACGGATTAGCGGTTAGCAATGACATGTCTCAGATTAAAAACAGAGTTTTTATTAAGGGCGGAGAGATAGAGGGCAATGACAGGACAGAGTATTTTGACGGCGACGGTAGCAAGTTAGTTTTCAGATTAGCAAATAAATTTAGTGGCAAACCGACAGTCGAAGTTGGGAGCGTAGCCAAAACAGTAGGCATAGATTTTTTAGATAATGAAGACGACTTCGATTGCTTTTGGGATTACAATCAAAAGTATATTAGATTTAAAGCTGGAACAGTCCCAGCAGTAGGGGCAGATAACGTAGAAGTATTAGGGACACCATTGTATAATTTGGTGGTACAGGTTGAGGATCCAGTGTCAGTCTTGGAGTACGGGGTATTTGAATTTGCTAAGACAGACAAAACATTAAAGAGCAGAGACGAGGCGGTTAGTTATGCTCAGGCAGAATTAGAGGCATATAAAAATGGGCTAATCGAGGGAGGCTTTGAGACATATACCGGAGGGCTAAGGAGTGGGCAAGCAATAACCATAACGTCGTCTGTTTTAGATGTAAGCGAAACATTTTTAATACAGAGCGTTAGTTTTTCAATGATAACGAGAGACGTTTTTACGTACAAAGTAAAGCTAGTCACAATGCGGACAATAGGACTAATAGATTTTATGATAAGTCTATTACAAACAGGCGACAGATTAATAGAGGACAAGGGAGAGACAGTAATTGAAAAAACAGTATTCCCGTTAGAGTATTTAGAGATAGCAGACGCAGTAGAAGTAAACACCGACGACGAAGATATAACGGAGACGTCAGAGATAACAGAGGCATTAACAGTACAAGCGCTAGATTACAATGTAATTTTTGTTGCCGGGCCATACGTACCGACAGGGACAAGTAGAGTTTTTGTGCTAGACGGCAGTAGATTAGGCTAGTGAGAATTTTAAAAAAATGTTATAATAAAAGTATATAAAAAATATGATAGACCAAGCATTTAAAAACAAAGTAGTCGAGATTAAAAAGCAAGTCGGAGAAAAAGCCGGCGCGCTTGGCGTTTATAGATTTACGTTAGAAAATCCCGACGGGAGCAAGGAGGTAAAATACTACCATAATATAATACCGACAGTAGCATTTGCAATGATGATGAATA